GCTACAACAACTATCGTCGCAGTGGTTGGGATGAAATACTAGCACGCCCAGTCAAATTGGGCCTGTATGGCAACCTCAGAGCTACTGAACGCAAAAACAATGAAGGCTTTAGAGTAATCAGTGCAGACAGTCGTCCACAACTGATTGAAGCACTGACTGAAACTGAAATCATGCAGGTGATTGAAACCCGCAAAGAACAATTGGGATTGGATTAATGTATGGGCAAAGGATCAAGAGCGAGACCATTCAGCGTGAGCCAGGCTCAATTCGGCACGAACTACGATGCCATATTCAGGAAACCAAATGAAAATAGCCAGCAACCTCAGCTTGGAACGCCGACTGGTGACACAACACACCATGATACAGGACCTCGCGAATCAACACCAACAGATAGCAGTGAACCACGCACAACTGCTTGACATGATCCTGCAACTACAACTGCAAATCCAAGATCTACGCAGTCAACTGCGGGTGGTGTCCCTGGCGCACACACTGCCGGGCTTGAGATCACCCGGCACTGACATATGATCTCCTTGATACACAACCACATTGCCCTTGTGCTGCAACCAACCAGCAACTAGGCGTGTTTGTATGGCAGAGAAATCTCGCCGCATTTGAGGTCGAATAATGGTTTGGCCACCTGCACGATCCACATGCACAGGAATTCCGCAGATACTGGTCAAACGAGTTGCCATATGATGCTCACAATAAAAATCACTAACATTATTTAGACATCTCTTGCAATTTCAGGGTCATGCGTTCAATCTCCTGGGTTCATGTGTTTTTCGAATTGCCATACTAGTATTATATAGCAATCTCTCATTTAGAGCAATACCCGGGTTTTTCAAATGGTGAAGTCACGCACTGTAAATAGTTGCACCATGGCTGAACCCAAATTCGAAGAATACACACCCCCCCAAGTCACACTGAAAAACGGCAAAACCTTCACTGTGAAACACATGCTGGAGCTGGCTGACCGCTCTTACAGACAAACCAGACAGTTGTATAATCTCAGAATGAAAACCAAACGCGGGCCCCGCAGTGCGGCAACCAATCGAAAAACTCGCAGCCGGTATACTCGGGAAGATGCTGAATGGATTGTGTCACACACCACTCCGGAAATCATGCAACGCTATCAAGTGACAGCACACCAAGCATATGCAATAAGACACTATGCCGGAGCTCTGTTGCAACAGTGACCCGTTTGGTTGAATTGCCTCTTGTGCATAAATAAAATATCAGGTATAATACATACACATTGTTAAACAGTAGGAGGCTTACAATGAGCACTAAATTTTTAGTATTATTTCAAAATGAAATAGAAGTAGACAAAGACCCAGACTGGACATTGAGTTTCGAATTGGGTATGGCATTTGATCAATCGAGTTCGCCGGATGAACCCTTACACACACATTATGTATTGCCTATTCAACAGTATAGTGAACTGCTGTTGTGGTTACGCTTGATGAGTTTTGAAACCACTGAATCAGGTAAATTCTTGAAGCATCCTGTGTTACACATAAAACATTTACACCTAGATAGCGTGTTAGATCAATTGTTAGAAATTAGAAAGGAACTGAAATGAACATTAGACATTTTTATATAAACTCAGTATTTGTTGGACTTGATAGCGATCCAGGCCAATTTGAAAAACAACTTGCACCAGGCACTTACATTCGGTTTGATGATGTAGAGTCAGGAAAACTTGGACAACGATTTAATTTTGATACAAGTTATTCCAGAGAACAAATTGAACTCCTGGTTCAACAACATCTTAAAACCTAAAGCCTCCAAGTTTATAGGTTTTGGCCCATCCCTGAGGTGGGCTTTTTTACGACTATAAATAAATGGATAGGAAATGAAAAGATGTCTGAAAAAGATAACAAAACAAAATCAAATCGCGGAGGCGCTAGGGAAGGCGCAGGGCGTCCAGCTGGCAGTAAGAACAAAGTCAGCAAGGCCACTGTGCAAACAGTGTTGGATCTACTCTACGACAAGACCGGACAGGTCTATGAGGATCTCTTGTTGGAAGATTTTTTAGCAGCTAGGACCACAAATCCTGGCTTGGCCATGAAGTATCATACCTTGTTGGCCAACAAGCTGATGCCAGACTTGAACTCAATTGAAATCATCAACACCGAAGAAGAAATAGATGCAAAAAGTCAAGCATTTGCTCAAGCACTAGCAGCTTTATCGGAAAACAGGGGAACACTACAATGACACCAGTCAGCACCAAAACACAAGACAGACCTTTACTCAGCGTTTATGAAACTAGAGTCAAGCAAGCCCGCACCGGCGCCGGCAATCACACACGTGGCCCACACAAGACCTATACTGAAGGCCCACCCAGTCACAGCAGCCACAGTGAACGGCGCAGCCAAGACTATCATGCAAAGATCATTGACAGTGCTGAACGCACTAGAGCAATGAATCCCTCAAAAACGTCGCCGGCGGTGAGAACCTATCCGGGCTTGGCCAATTGACAGTGTGGAAACCGACTAAATAATTTGGTGATATGAAATGAAAAGTAAATTTGCAAACAATGGAACGCTAAGTCCGGACCGTAAGCTAAAGGCTAGAAAAGACAGTGCGAGACAGAATTATAATTTAAGTTTAGAAGAAGCAGATTATCTAAGATCCTTACCTTGTGAAATCTGCGGTGAGAAGGCAAAGAAAATGTGTATCGATCATAAGATACCAAAGACATATAGAGGTGTCCTTTGTCAACAATGTAACACAAGATTAGGATGGTTCGAGAAGTATAGAGATACGATATCGGATTACGTAGAAAGAGGACCGCAGAATGCCATTAATGAAGTCATCAAGTAAAGAAGCTTTCAACAAGAATGTTAAAGCTGAGATCGCGGCTGGGAAACCGGTCAAGCAAAGTTTAGCCATTGCCTACGCAACCAAACGAGCCGCGCAAAAGAAGAAAACTAGCAATGGCAAAAAAAGCAGTTAAACTCAGTGTGGGCAGAGGAGAGAAATTACCTGTGAGCAAAGGCGCCGGCCTCACTGAGAAAGGCCGTGCCAAATACAATAGAGAAACTGGCAGCAATTTGAAAGCACCGCAGAAGAAAGGTGCTAGACATGACAGCTTTTGTGCCCGCAGTGAAGGTTGGACTGGTGAACGTGGCAAGGCTGCTAGAGCTCGTTGGGGATGCAAATGAAAAAAGGTCTATATGCAAATGTGCAGGCCAAGCGTGAAAGAATAGCAGCTGGCAGTAAAGAAAGAATGCGCAAGCCTGGTGCCAAGGGTGCACCTACCGCACAAGCATGGCGAGATGCGGCAAAAACAGTGAAAAAGAAAAGATAAATTACTATATGCCAACAGCGAAACCATTAAAAGGTGTTTATAATTCGAACCCCACTAGAATGATATCGAAACTGGGTTCGAAAGAAGCTCGTGCAGCAAACGCTAGGTCGGCGGGTGTGAAGAAGTCGGTAACAAGACCAGTTAAAGGAAAAACCAAATGAAAAACTCTACTCTAAGCCGCAAGCCCGGCAACGATATGAAAAAAGATCAAGGCCTTTACAAGCCTGTGCGTGGCGCGAGCCAAATGGGTGACGGTGAAGACTTTGCCTTCAACGGACAAATGGGCGATGGCGTTAACCGCGCCAAGAACATCTATGCACACAACCAATGGAGCGGTCACAGCAATGATGGACGTGACGTCGACTTCGGCCGTGGTCCAACTCGAGGTAACCAAAGCTCTAGCCCACGTCACGGTGGCATGAGCGTTACCCGAGACCCACACAAGATGACCATTGCCACAGCATCACAAGGTGGTCGGATTGACGGTGGTGCAATGTGCAAAGGGTTCCCTAATCCAGACAGTATTAACGTAGGGATGAAGAAATAATATGTCATTAATAGTAGTCGGCAATACAGTAAAATTAGCGCCCAATGCCAGCGCAACAGCCAACGTGGCCAACGTGGCCACGCAGACAACCACATTTCACGTGACCAATGCTAGCTCCAGCGTGTATGCTTACGTGGGCGTATTCAATACATATGCAGAAGCAGCCGCGATGGATTATCCAACCACAAGCGCCGATGGCGGCGGAACAATTCTAACACCCAATGAAAGCATGACCATTACTGGCAACTTTGGCGCTAGCGCCATCGCTGGCAACGTGTATGTGAGTGCTATCACACTAAGTGGCAACACCAGCGTGTTTTTTACGCCTGTTGCACCTGGTTCTAGCGCAAATTAAGGAAAACAAAATGATCAAGAATCCAAGTTACAGCGGCCGAGTCCGCATCAACGAAGAAAAGAATCCAGGCATGAAGACCACACGTAATCTCAATGCTGTGGACAATGTAAATCAAGCTCAGGGTCCGCGCCTAGGCAATATGAGTGCCCGTGATGGCAAGCGTAAGACTTTCGTAGATGACAAGCAACAACGTGCTCCATTGGCTGATGTAATTGCCAACGCTTACAGCGCACGTGGTGCTGACCTAGCTGATCACTACAGACCCGCTCTAGAAGGCATTAGCCCAAATACTAGAGCACGTTTTCGTCGCGCATAAGTATTAGACACCGGTGAGTTAACAGCACCGACCAGGATGCGGACTCCGGAGCTTTTTGCTGTTTCTCTCCGGACCAGTCGATAGGCTCAATGGTCCACCGGAATTTTATTATAAGGAAAAGAAATGAAAAAAGAATCTGCGCCCAAGAGCGCCAAACCCATGGTCTGGAACACAGACTCAGCTGACACAACTGACCTAGCAGTAGAAGAACAGTTAGAAGCCATTACCGATCATGCCACCATGGCTGAACTAGACAAAGAACCTTTGTATGACCTAGAAGGTCTAATGACAGACTTCCCCACTGCAAAAGAGTTGGAGAAGTTTTTGTTTGACAAGACTGGCATTGCGCTGGACTTGAAAGGTCGCAGCAACAAGTTCAAATATACCACAGCATTGGAAGTGTTGAATGGTGGAGAGATTCCGGACTACCTCATTGGCAAGGAAAATCCTTATCTAGACAAGAATGATTTGATTCCAATCGACACCATGAAACAGTTGCCCCCACCACCCCAGGATATCCATGGTGCAGTGTTGGTAACTAGATTCGACAGCAGAACATTCCCACACCCAGACGCAGATTGGAAAGCAGCTGGTCAAAAGTGCGATGTGGTGTTTAAGAAATACAGCAACAACGTGATTACCTATGAAATCCTGGGCCCAATCAGCACACGCCCAGTGGGCACTCGAGTGAACAAGTTTGGCAAAGAAGTGCCAGAGAAATATGAATGGGTGGATCCCCGCACTGGCGAACAGGTTATCCGCAACGCCCTTGGCATGTTGACTCCATTGGGCACACGCCTACGCAGCTACATGCAGAAGATCAAAGTAAACAAGAGCACTGCTTGGGACACATGGATCGATAGAGACTTTATCATTATCGGTGATGGCTTTGGCAATTCCGATAACCCATGGGGCAACTGATGGCTGACATGTCACAGGAAGAAGCACAACGAGGGCGGGAACAAGATTTTGCTCGACAGCTTGGTGTAGACGTGCCCACAGCTAGACAGATGTTGGCCAATCAACAGCTGCAAGAAACACGCATCCTACAAAAAGTCAATCGAGCACACCGCGATGCCTTTCCTGAAAAGTTTCCTGGCCAAGTGGAACATTGTCTCCGTTTGGTCATGGAACGCTTGCAAGCAGGCCTGGACAAGCGTGGCAATGTGGACGTGAGCCGGCCAGATACTTGGAACATCACGGCCGGTGAAATCGGTTATCTAGCACAAGCAGCAGAAAGACTACACAGAATTCGTAAGGATTTTTAAATGCTAGATCCGGCTCTTCTTACACGTAGGGCTTTGCGTGAAACATGTGATCGCCACAACTTGGATCCCAAGAATCTAGCGCACATGCCTTTTGAAGCTAGACAAAGCCTCGAGGCCCTGGTCTTGGCTGTGCGTGATGATATGGAATACAATCAGCTGAAATATTTCAGACCATTTGATCATCAACGTCGATTCTTTGCTACTTGCAAGGCAGATCGTAGAGGCATCCTGGCTGCCAACCGTATTGGTAAAACAGTCAGCACCTGCTATGAAACTGCCATGCATCTAACTGGCCTATATCCCCCTTGGTGGCAGGGCAAACGCTATGATCGACCAGTCAATGTCATGATGGCGGGCGAAGGCTGGCAACAGGTAGCCCTAGTTCTGCAAAATGAAATGCTGGGCACCAATGATGTAAAAATTGATCGAAACTTGGGCACAGGCGCCCTACCCAGAAACACAATCAAGTTTGATACCATGCGCAATGACGGTGCAAACTGTATGGGCGTGGAAGTCAAGCATGTGAGTGGCACCAACAGCTATCTGCTGTTTGCCAACTACACGCAGGAAACTCGTCAGATGCAGGGTTTTAAATTGAACATTGCTGTGTTCGACGAACAACCACCAGATGATTTCTTCAGTGAAATTGTAACTAGAACTGCCACCACACAGGG